TTCATTGCTTCTTTTACGCCGCAATCGTAACAATCTTTCATTGATTCTTCATTAATCTTGTCAACTTCTTCATTCTTTGGCTTGTTGTACATATTAGGACGCTTGCCACCGGTTTTGTTTTCTAAGTCTTTCAATAGTTTGTCATCACCTGGAGCAACTTTATCCAAAACTTTCTTGGCACCAGACTTAATGGAATCGAGAATGCCTTCTTTTTTCATTCTCAATAATTTGAAATCTTGGCTGTCTAATTTACCATTGTGATTTTTGTCTAATTTTACTTGGTTACCTTTTAATTCCTCTTTAACATCCTTAGGAATAGCCATTTTAGCTAAATGTTTAACTCTAGAAGCATCGCCATGGCCAGGTTTTGTATCTGCTTTTTTGTATGGACCATCAAATGGGGGAGTTTCTTTTTTCTTTCCAGGCTCAAGGAGCAACTTCTTGTCTTCAGCCAGAACAGACTGAACTGCATCTATCATTGATTGTGAAACACTATTCTTTGTAAACATTATTTTGCTCCTGATTTTTTCTTTTGTGTTTTGGATGTAATACCCGATTGTATGTATTTATCTGTAGGCTTAACTAGAGGTTCTTTATTCATTGCACCTCCCATTACACCTGCAACTCCCATTTCATTACCTGTTTCACCAGAGTATACAGATTCTCTGAATCCCTTGAGTTTCTTCTTTTCACCCAATGGATTTGGATTAACATTTTTTGGTTTAGAATCAAAACCCGATCCAGCAACATTGATGTTGTCGAATTCTTCAGCTTCACTATAGGTTTGATTACCCAGGCCTGCGCCACCAATGTTTGCAGCATCACCGCCACCACCACTTCTTGCATTCATAGTTTGACCAATACCAGTTCCATCTGAAACTTTATTATTTGTTAGTGCAGTCTTTTTCTTGCCAGTTTCTTTGTCTTTATTAAAGTTGGCTTCTGCATATGTTCTAAATGCATATGTACTATTTGATTTTACATCACCGTCACGAACATCATCCTGTTTGCCCATTTTATATTGAGCTTGCATGAAAGGACTGTTATTGTCTTTTAGAACTTTAACTTTAGTCTTAGAACTTTCATAAAGACCTCTGAATCGATTTCCATTCTGTAGAGATTCAATAATAGAACTTGAAGATAGGAACTCTTTTGTTAGTTTGTAAGTTTCTGTAATATCTTCTTCTTTAGATTCTAAATCACCAGAATTGTCAAATCTTACAAAATCAGTAAACATTTCCGAAAGTTGTTCAGCATTCTGTTGTGCTTTTTCCCATTTATTTTGGCGAATAGATTCCATCATCATCTTAGACAAAAATGTGTTTCTTTCTTTACTGACTGAGTTGGTTGTATCTACAAACACCATCATTGTTTGATAACCTAGTTCTTCCAATTCTTCCTTGATTTGGCCAATTTTCTGTAAATCGTCTGCTGGTCCATTGATAATTAATGGTGCGCGAGTCCGTATGGATTCAAATTTTGGATTCATGGATCTCATTGCAAGCTTGTGTTTATCATTTAGGATATCTACAACCTGTTGGAAATTATGCTCAACAATTTTTTGTGAAGCAATACACTCACGGACTACAATGTCTTTACCGGAACCGGGACCACCAGTTACAAAGATTGCTTTGTGGCGGCCATAACTGTAATCTTCATGCAATCCCATACCTTTACGAACATCATGCATCAATTCTTTTGCGTGATGTTCAGGTACATGGGAAGGAACACCTTTACGGAATTCTCCAAAATTATTATTTTTGGCATGTTCACGCATCTTGGTGCCAGACATTCCTTCTGTGCCTTCTGCGTCTGGATCTCTTTGGCCAGCAGAATGAACAGTTATCTTCTTGAAATTATACAAAGCACCCTGATGAGTTCCATTGTATTGATGTAATTTATCGTGCATTTCTTTAACTCGGTCAGAGCCGACAACCATATGCAAGTGTGTTACGCCTTTTTTATGTAATTCGGCTGCGTGTTGTAGAAAAGTTGGTTTCTCTTTAGATGATGCTTCGAAGTGTGTACCAGGAGAATATCTCTTTAGGTGTTTAATTTTCTGTTGAGAAGAAAGTGGGTTCTTTTTAGAATCTTGTGAATGGGAAACAACTACGGCAGAATGATCCGCATGTTGTTTCTTTGCAACTTCTTTTACTTTGTCTATAAGCTTTAAATGGCCGGTGGTTGGAGGATTCATCCGACCAAAGGACATCACATGGTGAACATCACCAGATGCTTTTTCTTGTATAACTTCTAGAAATGATTTCATTTATTTTCGGATTTTTAATCTATTTTGTCTTGCAAATTCTGCTCTATTTACTAGTTTTGTTGGTTCGGTTTTTCCACTCTCTGGAGTATGGTGAACCACAAATCCTTCAGGCTTAGATTTAACACCACCAATGTGATGTTCATAATGGCCTTCGTGGCCCTCTAGATGCTTAACTAGAGTATTTTTAGCTTGTGCCAAATGATGGTGCATTGTCAAAAGATTCTGATAATGCTCTTTATTTTTCTCAATATGGTTGATATGTTCTTGTCCTGCAGAAGTCTTTGCATTTTTTGCGGCCGCTGTTTTAACTTTATCTGCCATTTTGGCGTGCTGAGTTTTAATATGAGTTTTTAATCCTGAAACATTTGGAACTTCACCCGTGTCAACCGTTTTATTGATATAGGTCGTTAAGTGTGTATTTTCACCTCTGTGCTTGGCAGTTGCATGATACATTTTTGCACCATGCGTGTCATGAATTTCTTTTGCAGCTGCCATATGCTTGTGGAATTCATCCTGTGCATGTGCTGGATAATCAACCTTTGCTGTATCATGTTCTGCGCCATGATGGTGAACATCTTTGTGCTGCTTGAAGTTGTGGTGGTCAACATCGTGGTGGGCAGACATAGTACCAATATCAGAACCATGATATTTTGTGTGGACTACTACGCCAACTTTAGATCCAGCAACTTTTTTAGCGTTATCACCGTGGGCTGTGTAGGTGATTGTGTTTGGAGTAAACGATACTTTTTTAGTCATGGTGGTGTAAATCCTCTGATGAATGCATCATGTCGCCTTGATAAACACCATGTTTTGGCGTAACTTTTGGCAAATGTTTCAAAGCAGCTTTAAGTTTTAATGCAAGTCCAGGTGCGTGACCATGGTTCTTGTCAATATCTTTTTCTGTGTGGTTGATTTTTGGAGTCTTGTTGAAGGCGGACTTGCTTGCAACAAAGAATTTACCTGTTTTTGGATGGTGACCAAAGACGATTGCAGGCGATCCGTCATATTTCATGGTCAGATTACTGCTGTTTGCTTTGGCTTTCATGTGTTCGTGAGCCTGCATCAAAGCACCATGTGCATGTTCAAAACCTTCTGCGCCGTGCATTAATGGACGGTCTTCGGCGTGGTGGATATGTTTTAAGGCAGAACCTTCTGGTTCAGCCTCTTCTTTTAAGAAGGAAATAAAAGTTTTCATTGATTGCCCTTAGAATTGTAACACACTCTGGTTACCATTTGTTATTTATACAACTTTTTAATTCAATGTCTCAAATCCACAAAGATTGAGGAGAATACATAGTCAATATTTTTCAATTTGTCCGTTGCCAGACAACCATCCAGTGCAATGGATTGTATCAAACTCCACCAAATACTTCTTAGGAATGTTTACAAAATGGGCATGTTCTGTGTCCATATGATTCAACAGGTCAAGATTTTTACCTAAAACTTCTAGATAATTATCAATTAGAGAAGGACAGAACGAATACATTCTAGTGATTAATAGGTCACTGGCATCATAAACAACTCTAGGCATCCAAGTTGGAATGCGTTTTTTGAACACATATTTACCAAATAATCCTTCATATTCACTTAAATTAAAACTATCATCCAAAATTGTTCTGCCTGAAAATTTAAAAATCCTCTTAACCCCGCATATGAAGGGTTGTTGTTTTAGAATCATAAGACTATGAAAGAGTAAAGCAGTTTCAGCCTGTGATTTCAATTTTACACCGGAAAATCCTCTAACATCTGTTTGTGTGGACAAATCTATGTACCCGTTGCAGAATTGTTGTAGTGTAGTTTTCTCGCCATCTGATAGTGGATTAAATGAAGCTTCAGCCAAAATGATTATGGATTCTGGCATCTTTTTCCTAATTGAAATCAACGTATCAATTGTTTGGTGCATCCTTTGTTCATCTGTAAAGAATACACTATCCAACGGTTTAATCGCCGATGTGACTAAAAATAAGTTTTTATCTGGAATAAGATTCATAAGTAAAAATCCAACGTGTCACTATTGCGTTCAATATTAATTGCTTCAGCTCTAGGAAATGGATTTGCAACATTGAAATCGTTAATTAAGATTCTCTTGGCGTTTTGCAAGTCCATAATTAAAGTGAAATCTTCAAAACCCAAATTCTGCAACATCGTATCTGTATTCAAAAAGTATTGGTTTTTCCTAGCTGTCGTAAAGATAAATTGAGCTCCTTGTTCTTGTAGCTGCAATAACCTCTTTACATTATTCTCTAATGGAATCGGAACATCATCAAATGTATTAACACCAACTCTTGATTGAGATTTTACTATTGTTCCATCAATATCGCAGAAAATTACAGGTCTGTCATTATACTTAAACCATTCCTGTGATGTTCCAACGTCTGTATATTCTGTTACAAGTTTCTCAGTGAAAACAACACCATTTTGTAACATCACGGAAATTACATCAGAAACAAAGATTTCTTTTTCTTTTGATATTTTTTCAAATGTATTTTTATATTCACCAACGGAGTTAAACTTATAACCGCCAACACAGAACTTGTTTGAAACAACTTTCTTTTCAATTATGTTGGTAATAATTCCTTGTTCGTTTGAAATGATAAAACTTTTTGATGCTAGTTTGTTTAACACTTCATGTTCAGAAATATCAGACACACAAACATAATTGCCTTGAGTAAGATAGTGGTCAAAAAAACTATCACAGTCTTTAATCAAGAATTCTTGGTCATCATTGATGTTGGCTTTCTGTAGTATTTGATATACAGTATCAGCCGGTCCATTTGTGATTTTATCTAATACTATAATATTAACTTTGTCACCAAACTCATGCTTGATGAAATCAGATGCATAGTATTTCTCATCGTGTTCTTTTAAAACACCAATAGTGATGTTGTAATCCAGATAAGGCTCTAATGCTCTCTGCAACATCATCTTATGTTTGTAATCATAAAGAAGATATTTTGGTTTCATTCCAGGAAACCTACTGGATAGTCCAGCAGCGGGTACAATTATTTCCATAATCTTTTAATCTCTTTCATAATAAACTTATAGTTCGAATCATTCTTCTGAGTATGTAGGTATACTCTCAATAACATTAATATCAACAAATTATCATCAGAGGCCTCAGGAAATACCTCTAAAATCTTGTTTTGTAAATCGTTTAATTTTGCACCCAATCTTATATTATCGTTACGCAAAAACCAACGGCATTCTAAATCTTGCCTAAGTTTTGCAATGTCAAATATGTACGATTCATATTCTATACTGACAGCATCAATCATATAGAATCCATTTTCAGAATGAATGATATTTTCTAGTGTAAAATCGCCATGGTGTGAAGTCTTTGGTAATATCTTTGGCAGTTTGGCAATGAGTTCTTCTTTAGTAAAAGGAAACCCATGACTTGAATCTAACCAAGATAGTTTTTGTTCATAAATTCCAGTGAAATCAAAACGAGTATCCGTACAAATATTCGTCATCTTTTTTAAAACAGATAATAGAA